CGGTGGTACAAGTGCTAAAAAACTTGGACAGAAGACCATGAAGATCAGGAAGAGCAATCCAAAAGCAAGGAAGAGTTTCAGAGCACGTCACAACTGTGCCAATCCAGGACCAAAGACCAAAGCAAGATACTGGTCATGTAGGAAGTGGTAACATGAAGATCACAGAAGTTGTAGGAATCACAGAACAAGAATTCGAACAGTTGGCAGAGAAACAAGATGCCTGCTACCACAAAGTGAAATCAAGATACAAAGTATGGCCTAGTGCCTATGCCTCTGGTGCTCTAGTTCAGTGTCGTAAAAAGGGTGCGGCCAACTGGGGTAACAAGAGCAAAAAATGAAGATAGGCGAAATACTAGCAACCAAATACGTACATCCAGACATAGAAAAAAATCTAAAGAAGGTGGAGAAGAGAGCCAAGGGTTCTGCTAGAATGGGCTACCATTCGTCAATGGCCTATCCTTACAGAGTAAAAGGAGAAACAAAAGAGGCTCCTGCAGGAACATATTTCACAAAGACAGGTAATCTAGTAAAGGGCAGACTGTCCAAAGACGCAAGAGAAAGAGGTGCCAGAGAAACAGATCCAAAAGATTCACAAAGATCAAAAGTTCCGCCAGTAACACAAAGTAATGAAGACGAGCACGGAGAGGCCGACTTCAGACTCACCAACGGTGAATACAAGATTCTACAGGCCGATGACGACAAGATGACCAGGGGACTTGCGATCAGGAGCAACGAAGACGGAAGTTATGACAGCTACTACTGGTATGAAGATCCAAGCAAACCCATGGATATCGAGATAGAAGTGGACGGCAAGTCTGTTGCCAAGGATGCAAAAATAGTTCACTGGAAATATCATCCTGAGTTGGAGGAAAGCTGGAGCAATAAATACAAGAAGTCAATCAACTGTGCAAATCCAAAAGGGTTCTCACAGAAGGCGCATTGTGCAGGTAGGAAGAAGAAATGAAGATAAACGAAATACAAGAAGGAGCAGACAGAGAATATCTCAGCCTTCCCAAAGAAGACATCGAGAGACTACGGGCAAAGTTCCTTCCGGACTGGGAGTACAAGGACAACAGCCTGCAGAAAAGATACAAGTTTGAAGATTACTTTGAAGTGATCAAGTTCCTGATAAACACTGTCAAGCCACAGGAGAAATTAGACCATCATGCAGACTTAGGTGTGTTCTATGATGAGGTTCTAGTAAAGATTTACACGCACAGGACAAAAGATGTTTCAGATTATGATTTCATGGTTGCCATGCAGATGGACATGATAGCTAAAAAGATGCACGGAGCGATCAATCCTGAATACGGTTTAGACTCATTGGTAGACGAAGGCACAAGGTGTTGGAAAGGATACACAAAGAAGGGCATGAAGACCATGTTCGGCAAAAGAGTAAACAACTGTGTCAAGAACGAAGAAGTTGACTTCTGTGTGAACTGTGGCGGACTAGTATTCAATGAATCATTGAATGAGAATCTTAAAAAATGGTTCAAAGACAAATGGGTACGTTTCGGTCCAGATGGCAAGATCAGAGGTGACTGTGCGAGGGGTTCCAGCAAAGAAGGTAAACCTAAGTGCTTACCAAGAAGCAAAGCAAACGCACTGGGCAAGAAAGGCAGGAAGTCAGCCGCATCAAGGAAACGTAGACAAGACCCAAAAAAGAACAGACGTGGTAAAGCCAAGAACGTCGCTACCAAGAAGAAATAAGTAGAATAATCCAAAAGTTTTTTACAATAAAAAAAGTCTATAAGTATTCACATATGTGTGGTATACTGTATTCCCAAGATTCAACAGGATTTTCAGATCTTGAGATGTTGAAAAGACGAGGCCCAGAGGGGTTCACAGAATTAGAGAATGATTTAGGATATTTTGCCCACAGCATGTTGAACACCATCGGCGAGAGTACCCCACAACCATATCATACAAAATATGGCATCCTGTTGTATAACGGATCAACCTACAACAGTGGAAAAGACAATGACACTAAATGGATAGGTGATAATTTAGACGAAAATCTAAATCACACACTGTCAGTAATTCGTGAATTGAACGGAGAGTATGCATTGATATATGTTACGGAAAAAAACATAGTGTTCTGCGTAGATCATTTCGATCAAAGAAATTTATGGTTTTACCACAGTGAATCATCACGAAAAATTACCATAGCAAGTCTGCCTAATGTGGTTCAACAAAAACACAACGCGGCATGGCGTGTTGAAGGAAATAAAATTTATGTAATCGATCGTACTGATTTCAGTCTATCTGTGCATACAAACAAGGAATGGAATCTAAAACAAACAAAAAAAAATTTTGATAATGTTTTTGAAGAATTTGAAAAGGCAGTCAAGCATAGACACACTCCGGGCATAACAGCAACACTTTTGAGCAGTGGACTCGATTCTGGTGTGATTGCTTGTGCATCACACAAATTTTTTAATCAAATAGACTGTATTTGCGATCCGGTTTACGAATTCAAAGATGTTCTAAAGGAAAGAATACAAATACACGGTTCCAAACTGACAACACATACGGGTGGCGACTCGTCTGAAAAGATAGACATGTTCAATAAAATCATTTCCGACTCATCAATTTTGGAATGCGCCGAGGTTGAACCACTGATCAACATTCATAAGAAATACATGAAAAGAAAAAAAATGAAAATACTGTTGATTGGAGCAGGAGGTGACGAGATTTACAACGACCATCAAAATCAACGTAGTGGATTAATTTTAGGCAGGTCAAACGGCAAATGGCCTGAGTGTCTAGAAATCATATGGCCATGGTACAATCACTCAAATAAACTAAGGCGCTCTGTGTCAAGATTTGATTTTGTTTGCGGATATTTTGGTGTCGAGGCGAGGAATCCTTTGCTTGATGTTAATCTGGTACAGGCCTGGCTCAACACTACCAGTGATCTTAAAAACAGTGGCTACAAATCATGGATGGTAAAATATTTAGAACAGGAGAAATATCCATACTCACTTAAAAAAGTGCATTGGAACGAGGAAGAATTCCGTACAAAGGACTGGCAAAAAATACCAAAAGACAAATTTTTCGCATCATAGATAAAACAGTTTACATAATACAAAATTTATTATATAATAAATGAATAACAACAGGAGAAACAAATGGCAGTAAGAAATTTCAATGACGCAGAGAAGCAGAAGCTGATCCAGATCATATCACAGGGTTCACAGGTACTAGGAGAGGTCGACGATCTCAAGGGTGGATTGAGAGACACAGTGAAAGCGATATCAGAAGAGCTTGAACTCAAGCCCGCAATAATCAACAAAGCGATAGCAATAGCACACAAGGACAGTTATAAGAATCTAACAGACGATCTAGACGTGTTGGAATCTATATTAGTAGCCGCAGGCAAGTTATAGTGTTCAGAGTACTCAAAGAATTTTGGGTAGAGAGTTACACCACAGATAAGAGAGCATTCTATCTAGAGGTGTTTTCTGTTGCGGTTACAGTATGGGGATCAGCATTACTGACCTTTACTTCCCCTGGTCCAGACATGAAATGGGTATTTCCATTATACCTATTAGGTTCGACCACACTGGCCTATGCGGCGTATCGTAGGAGGATTATTTGGACTTGCTTTTTGGCCACATGGTTCACTATAATGAATGTAATAGGAAACATAAGAGTATTTTTTTAAATGAGTTACATAGACGCATTATACAAGAAGGACGAGGACAAGATCTACGTCGTGGAACGTGATCCCAAGAAGGGTCGTGTGTTCGTGGAGTATGACGCCAGGTACGTGTTCTACTACGAGGACGCAAGGGGCAAACACAGGTCGATGACTGGTGAACCTTTACAGAGGGTCCAGTGTGCGACACAGAAAGAATTTATAAAAGAGCAGAGGATAAGATCCAACAAGACACTCTACGAGCATGACATCAATCCTGTGTTCAGGTGCCTAGAAGAGAATTACCTGGGCAAGGAGACCCCCAAGCTGAATGTTATGTTTTTTGATATCGAAGTGGACTTTGATCCCGACAGAGGTTATTCCACAACGGACGATCCGTTCATGCCCATAACTGCCATAAGTTGTTACATGAGCTGGACAGACCAACTGGTCACTTTCGCAGTGCCTCCCAAGACCATCAGCATGGATGATGCGAAGGAACTGACCAAGAGGTTTGACAACACGATGCTGTTCGAGAAAGAGAAGGACATGCTGGACGCATTCCTGGAGTTAGTGCAAGACGCAGACATACTGTCAGGTTGGAACAGTGAAGGGTACGATATCCCATACACCGTAGGCAGGATACAGAAGGTACTGAGTTCAGATGATACGAGACGTCTTTGTTTTTGGGGACAGAAACCCAGGAAGAGAATATTCGAGAAGTATGGCAGAGAACAGTTGAGTTTCGATCTAGTTGGTAGGGTACACTTGGACTTGCTAGAACTATACAGGAAGTACACATACGAGGAAAGACATTCGTTTAGGCTAGATGCAATAGGTGAACACGAATTAGATGAGAGGAAAACAGTCTATGAAGGTTCTCTTGATAACTTGTACAAGAACGACTTTGGATTGTTCATAGAATACAACAGACAGGACACAGCACTGTTGGCCAAACTTGAGAAGAAATTGAAGTTCATAGAACTTGCCAATGAGATAGCACACCAGAACACTGTGCTACTGCAAACAACAATGGGTGCAGTTGCGGTAACAGAACAGGCCATTGTGAATGAAACACACAGACGTGGCATGATCGTTCCGGGCAGGAAGTACAAGAAGGACGGTGAGGTTAATCAACCGGCGGCGGGAGCCCACGTGGCAACCCCACAAAAAGGAATACATGACTGGATAGGATCTGTTGATATCAACTCACTGTATCCTAGTGTTATTAGGGCATTGAACATGGGACCGGAGACCATCATAGGACAGATAAGACCTGTGATAACATCTGCAGAGATCAACAGGGCCATACACGCAAAGAAATCATTCGCGGCGGCATGGGATAGTCAGTTTGGCAGTTGGGAGTATGTTGCGGTGATGAATCAAGAGAAGGGCACAGAGATCATAGTGGACTGGGAAGACCAGACCAGTGTGAGGATGAGTGCGGCACAACTATATGAGTTAGTTTTCGATGGCAACAACAAA